ACTACTGAAACTGGTAATGAATTGTGTGATGCATTTTTGTGGATTAAACCTATAGGCGAATCGGATGGAAAAAGAAACGGTGGACCTAAAGCAGGTAGATTTTATTCTGAGTATGCTATGAAAATTATCGAAAATTCAAAAAAAATTGGTAGTTTGTAAAACTACTCGATACTTATATGTGAATGGTTTTTAAGGTTACTAACCATTTACAATTAATAATTAATAATTAAAATATACATATAGGAGATTAGAAAATGGATTTAGATCTAGTAAAAAGACGTTTGAATCAGTTACAAGCAACAAATCAAAGAACATCCGTTCTTTGGAAACCACAACCAGGAACACAAATTATAAGAATTGTACCTTATAAATTTAATAAGGACAATCCTTTTATAGAATTATTTTTCCATTATAATTTAGGTGGAAAATCTTATCTATCACCAATTTCTTTCGGTCGTCCAGACCCAATAGAAGAATTTGCTCAGAAGTTGAAATCTTCTGGTAATCGTGATGATTATAGGTTAGGTAAGAAACTTGAAGCAAAAATGAGAACTTTTGCTCCAGTTGTAGTTCGTGGTGAAGAAAAAGAAGGAGTTAAATTTTGGGGATTTGGTAAAACAGTTTACCAGGAACTTCTTTCAGTAATTTCGGATCCAGATTATGGTGATATTACAGATCCATTAAATGGACGTGATGTTAATGTTGAATTTAAAACAGCAGAAGAAACAGGAGCTACTTTCCCATCTACTGCTATTAGAGTTAAGCCAGTAACGGCTCCGATTTCAGAGGATAAAAATATTCTCGAATTGGTATCAGATACACAACGTGAACTTACGGAAATTTATCAGGAAAAGACTTATGATGAACTTACAGAGATTTTAAATGATTGGCTTGAAGGTAAGAGTGAAGAAAAAGAAGAATCTACTTCTACTAAAGGCAATTCTGTAACTTCAGAAAAAGTATCTGAAACTACAAAAACTGTAGAATCAGTTTCTTCGGCTTTTGATGAATTATTTAATCAAAACGCTTAAAACGTAAGGATATTATATGTCTGTACGGGATGAGTTAGCTGATGTCCTTGCTGATACTTTAAATAAGAAGTTTAAGGACATGAAAGTAGCGTATTTTTTAGATGGTTCTGATAGTACGCCAACCGATATAGAGGATTTTGTATCTACAGGATCAACTATGTTAGATTTAGCAATATCAAATAAACCAAATGGTGGTATTGCAGTTGGTAGAATTACAGAACTTAATGGATTGGAATCAACAGGTAAATCTTTACTTGGTGCTCATATACTTGCGGAAACTCAAAAGAAAGATGGTGTAGCAGTTTATATTGATACAGAAACATCAGTAAGTCATGATTTTTTAGAAGTTATTGGTGTAGATGTTTCAAAAATGTTATACTTACATCTTGAAACAGTCGAAGATATATTTGAAGCTATTGAAGAAATAGTTTTACAAGTAAGAGGTTCAGATAAAGATAGATTGGTGACAATATTAGTAGATTCACTAGCAGCGGCAACAACTAAGGTTGAATTAGATGCTGATTTTGATAAAGATGGTTGGGCTACTGCAAAAGCAATTATTGTTTCTAAAGCACTGAGAAAAATTACTCAGATGATTGGAAGACAGAAAGTTGCTTTAGTATTTACAAATCAATTAAGACAAAAGTTAGGTGTTATGTTTGGAGACCCTTGGACTACAAGTGGTGGAAAAGCATTACCATTTCATTCATCAACTAGAATTAGATTGAAGAATAAAGGTCAAATAAAAGATTCTAAGAAGAATGTTATTGGGATGACGATTTTGGCGCAAGTTATAAAGAATAGATTAGGACCTCCGTTAAGAAAAGCGGAGTTTCCTCTTTATTTTGAGAGTGGTATTGATGATGAAGGTAGTTGGCTAACTATAATGAAAGAGTATGGTATAGCTAAAGTATCTGGCGCTTGGTACTCCTTACCAATAATTGATTTGGAAACTGGTAAAGAATTGGAAGTAAAGAAATTTCAATCAAAAGATTTTGCTGATATGTTAAAAGATAAAGATCTAAAAGAATATCTATATAGACTCATCTGTGATAAAGTTATCTTAAAGTATGATAAAAGTGCTTTAGGAATAGACGATGTAGAAATTACAGATGAGGTCGGTGATGGATAAAAGATATGTCAGTATACTTGATGAGATAAAGAAAAAGGGCGGCAGTTTAGATGGTGGTCACTTCAATGATAAGGTACTTATTGTAGATGGCCTGAATACCTTTATAAGAGTATTCAGCGTTATGCCAACTCTCAATGATGATGGGATTCACATTGGGGGAATAGTTGGCTTTCTAAAAAGTATAGGTTATGCAATCCATCTTTTCAATCCCACCCGAGCTATCATAGTATTTGATGGTAAGGGTGGGAGCACCCGCCGCCGTAAGATATTTCCTGAATATAAGGCTGGTAGGAAACCAAAGAGTAGATTAGTACGCGCATATGATTTTGCTAGTGAGGAAGATGAGCGAAAAAATATGTTAAAACAATTACAATCAGTAATTGGATATTTACAAATGTTACCAGTTTCAATTATTGCCATGGATAATATTGAAGCGGATGATGTTATAGCTCATTTATCTAAACAAGTGTTTAATGAAAGTGAAGTGGTTATATCATCTACTGATAAAGATTTTCTTCAACTAATAAATCATAGAATTAAAGTTTATAGTCCTACTAAAAAGAAAATATATGATAGGGATGCAATATATGAAGAATATGGAATTCCATCAAAAAACTTTTTAACTTATAGGATATTAGAAGGAGATAAATCGGATAATATTCCTGGGGTAAGGGGCGCTGGACTTAAAAGTATTATAAAAAGATTTCCTAAAATTACAGATAGAGATGAACCATATTATACATTAGAAGAATGTATAAAAATTTCAGACGATAAAAAAGATGAATTGAAGTTGTATGAAAGTGTAGGTATTTGTAAAGAGCAATTATTTCTTAATAGAAAATTAATGCAATTATTTAATGTAGATATAACACCTAGTAGTAAGATGAAAATTATGGGATTGGTTGAAAGTCCTATAACTGAGTTGATAAAATTTAAATTTGAAACTAAGTTTTATCAAGATAAACTATTTACTGCGTTACCAAATTTACAAGGTTGGTTAACTCAAAATTTTACCCAATTAAATAGATACGCGAGAATGAGTCATGGGAAGAATTCGTAAATATTTTACAAAAAAAGAACAAAGGGAAGCTCAGCGTAAATGGCAGATGGAACATTATGAGCGTAATAAGGATAAGCTTCGTAAAGTTGCGCGGGATAGGTATAGAAAGAAAAGACAAGATGAAATAGCTGAAGAACGTAGAAAGCAGTTATATGGTGAATCATAAATCTTATACAGTAGAAGAAGTTAAAAATTCTGAACTTGTTGAGATTGATGAGGTAAGTGCATTAGATATAGTATTTACTAATCATTATTCAAAAATAATGCCAAGATTAACTAAACATTTTCTTGGAAGTTATATTAATAAGAAATTGGTAGGAGTTATTACTTTGGGTTGGGGAGTTCAACCACTTAATACTATTAAAAATTTATTTCCTACTTTAATATCAAAAGATTATTTAGAGATAGGTAAAATGTGTATGTTAGATGAATTACCAAGAAATTCAGAATCTATAATTTTATCTAAAATGTTTAGGTGGGTTAAGGAAAATAGATCAGATATAAAATTAATTTATACTTGGGCGGATGGAATATTAGGAAAACCAGGGTATGTTTATCAAGCAGCTAATTTTTTATATGGTGGGTTTATAACTACAGATTTATACTTATCTGAAACTGGTGAAAGAGTTCATCCAAGAACAGCACAAGCTTATTTGAAAGATAAGAAAGGTGTTAATATAGGTAGGAGACCTAATAAAGAGTTTTTAATTGATAACAAATGGAGCCATTATAGAGGTAGACAATTTAGATATGTCTACTTTTTGTGTAATAAGAGAGAAAAGAAAAGGTTATTGGCAGAAACTACTTTTGAATGGGGCAGAAAATATCCTAAAGATAAAGAATTGGTTTGGAAGAAAAAAGATTTTACAGATGGGTCGTGGAGTTTTGTAGATAAGATAGAATGGGAAAGTACATCGCCACTTAAATATAATAAATCTGCTATAAAAAATAGTAGAGTAGTATCAACATATAATAAAGCTAAGGAGTTTTTTGATTTCGATGGAAAGTAAATTGATTAACGGAGATTGTTTAGAAGAATTAAAAGAATTGGATGATAATACTATAGATTTAATATGTTCAGATCCACCTTATGGTTTATCGTTTATGGGTAAAAAATGGGATAGTTTTAATGAAGTGATTAGTTTTGAGGGCGAATCTCATGTATATGCTAAGAAAGGATTTAAAAAACTTCCAAGAAATAAACCTATTGCTATGGAAGAATTTTTTGTTCCAATATGGAAAGAATGTTTAAGGGTATTGAAGCCTGGCGGATTTGCTTTTATAATGGCTGCTCCAAAACAGGATGTATTACAGAAACAAATTGAAGCTATGGATGTGGCAGGGTTTAAAACTAATTTTACTTCAATTTATTGGGCATACGCAACTGGCTTTCCAAAGGCTATGAATGTTGGTAAGAAAACCGAGAAAGAAAATCTTGAAGGAAGTTATGCAGGATATCAACCAAAACCAGCAGTAGAAATAGTGATAGTGGCAATGAAACCATTAGAGAAGAAAGGTTATTTAGACCAAGCACTTGATAATCAAAAGGGAGTAACGTGGTTGGATGATGCTAGAATACCATTTGCAGGTATGAATGATAAAGAACAATTTGATAAAGATAATGTTGCTGCTATGAAGAACTTTGATGGGAAATATGAAAAAGGTGAAGGTAAGATGTATGAAGGTGGATGGGAAAAACCAAATAGAGTAGGATTATCAAGAGGAACACATGCATCAAGAAAATCTAAAAGTGATACCTACGAACGAGTTTCAGCATTTGGAGATTCAAACCAGTCAGAAACTAAAGATGGTAGAAATTTATGGGGAAAGAAAGCCACTAAAAAAGTTAAAATAACAAAACGACAACCACGCACAGATCACAATGTATTTAAACAGAGTGGATTTAAGAGTGAGAATAATGATACAGCAGAGGCATCACCACTCGGTAGATTTGCCGCCAATCTATTAGTAAGTGATAATGTATTAGATACTGGTAAAAAAACTAAGTCAACGGGTGGTCGAGCATACCAAAATACAAATGATATGTATAGTGGTGGATGGGAATATGATGAAGAAGGTACGGGAGAAAATCCAGGTAAAGGAGATGAGGGAGATTTTAGTAGATATTATAGTTTAGACGAGTGGTGGAAACATAGAGTGAGTAGATTACCAGAAGAAGTTAGAAATACATTTCCATTTTTGATTGTACCCAAGGCAAGTAAGTCTGAAAAGAATTTTGGAGTTGGTGGAACTGATACAAAGAAACAAAATGTCCATCCAACAGTAAAACCTATGACATTAATGAGTTATTTAGTTACACTTGGAAGTCGTAAAAGTGATATAGTTTTAGATCCATTTATGGGAAGTGGTACAACTCCAATTTCATGCGTAATTTCAGAAAGAAAGTACATAGGTATAGAGAAAGAAGAAGAATATTTTAAGATTGCCGAAGCGAGAGTAGAGAAGGCATTGAATCCAGCAAATTTAGTTAAACACGAGTTCTTTTAATATGTCAGATACATTAATACAATTCGGACATTCATTTCAGAAAAAAATAATGGTTTTATTATTATTCAATAGACGTTTTTTACAAACTATTAGTGATATTATTTTACCAGAATATTTTGATTCTGATGCTGATAAGTGGTTAGTAAGGACTATTAAGAAGTATTATGAAAAATATAAAGTAGAACCTACATTAGAAGCAATAAAAATACAAACAGATGATATTACATCAGAAATGTTAAAAAAATCTGTTGTAGATAATTTAAGAGAAGCATTTCAACATAGAGAAGCACCAGATTTAGAATTTGTAGAAGAAAAAGTTATAGAATTTTGTAAAAATCAAAACTTAAAAAGTGCAATTATGGACTCGGTGGATATGCTAGAAAGACATGATTATGATGGTATAAAAACAGTTATAGATACTGCTATGAAAGCTGGTACTACAAAGGATTTAGGTCATGATTATGTAGAAGGATTAGAAGAGCGATTAACAAAATCTGTTAGAGATATAACTCCTACTGGTTGGGAAATAATAGATGAGATAATGGATGGTGGATTAGGTAAAGGTGAAATGGGAGTTTTAGTAGCTCCAGCGGGTATTGGTAAAACTTGGATGTTACAGAGAATATCACATCATGCACTATGCATGGGTAAAAATGTTTTACATTACACTTTAGAATTAAATCAATCTTACGTTGGATTACGGTACGATACTATTTTTTCAGGAATTCCAACAAGTGAAATAAAATATCAAAAGGAAGCAGTTAGAAAGGCGTTGGAAAAGGCTAAAGGAAATTTGTTAATTAAATATTTTCCAACTAGATCAGCATCAGTTCAAACTTTAAATGCACATATGAGACAAGTAGAGTTAAGTGGGTTAAAACCAGATATTGTTATAGTTGATTATGCAGATATTATGAAAGATATTAGTGGTGGTAAGGAGTTACGACACCAATTAGGAAACATTTATGAAGATTTAAGGGGTCTTGCAGGTGAAATGGAAGTTCCTATATGGACCGCATCACAAGCAAATCGTTCATCACTTGAAGAGGAAGTTATTGGAGCAGAAAAGGTTGCAGAATCTTACAGTAAGGTTATGACTGCGGATTTTGTTGTAAGTCTTAGTAGAAAAATTGAAGATAAAGCTAGTAATACTGCTAGATGTCACGTTATAAAAAATAGATTTGGTGTAGATGGTATAACATATCCATGTACTATGAATACACATACTGGGTTGATAAATGTTCATAGACCATCTTCTAAAATGGGAGTAGAGTCTTCTAAAAAAATGAGAAGTGCAGAGGATTTTGTACGACAAACTGCTAGAAATGCTTATAGAGTATTAGGTCCAGATGCTCAAAAAAGTAGTGAAGAAAAAACTTCTGAAAAAAACTTAGATGGTTTTGAATAAAGTTGTAAAATTCATAGTTATATTTTAATATATATTGTATTTATTATTGGCGATGGTAAAAAAATTTATTAATATTGGGGAAGAAATTTTTCCCTACTTTTATATTGGGAATAATTTTGGGAAGAAAGAGAATATACCGTACTAAAAAAGAGCAATTAGATGCTAGACGAACAAGGCAACGGAGATATTATTGGAAAAATAGAGAGTCTATTTTGGAAAAAAAGAAGAAGGCTTATTGGTTAAAAAAATATAAAGTTTATGAGGAGTTGTAGTGGAAGAATTTAAGTTATCACAAAAGTTTATAAATAAATATAAAAGAAAAAAGCCCCCATTTGGTTTTAATGGTTTAGGTGAATTAGTTTATATGAGGACATATTCTCGTATTAAAAAAAATGGTAAAAATGAGAGATGGTGGGAAACTATTAAAAGGGTTGTAGAAGGCACTTATTCTATGCAAATGAATTGGATAAATCAACATCAATTAGGGTGGAATCCGTGGCAAGCTCAGAAGTCGGCTCAAGAAATGTATGATAGAATATTTACTATGAAATTTTTGCCACCTGGCCGAGGACTTTGGGCTATGGGAACACCAATCACCGAAGAAAAAGGCTTGTACGCCGCCCTTAACAATTGTGCATTTGTATCTACAGGTACACTCAAAGAAGATTACGCAAAACCATTTTGTTTTCTTATGGATGCATCAATGTTAGGTGTAGGAGTTGGTTTTGATACAAAGGGTGCTGGTGAAATTATAGTCAAAGGTATAAATAAAAGTAGACAAGAAGAAACATTTGTCATTCCAGATACAAGAGAAGGTTGGGTAGAATCTTTAAGATTGTTATTAGAAAGTTATTTCCATGAAACTGCATCTATAGTTTTTGATTATACAAAAATTAGAGCAGAAGGTGAACCAATTAAAGGTTTTGGTGGAGTATCAAGTGGACATGAACCACTAAAAGAAATACACAAAGATATTAGAGAAGTATTAGAAAGAAATTCAGGAGAACCTATTTCAGTTACTACGATCGTAGATATAATGAACCTAATTGGTAAATGTGTAGTGGCAGGGAACGTAAGACGAACAGCAGAGATTGTGTTTGGTGATGCAGAGTCAGAAGAATATTTAGATTTAAAAAATTATAAAGTAAATAAACATAGAGAAACTTATGGATGGACTTCAAACAATTCAGTATTTGCAGAACTTGGTATGGATTATACTGATATTTGTAAAAGAATTACAGATAATGGAGAACCAGGGTTAGCGTGGTTAGATAATATGAGACATTATTCTCGTATGAAAAATGGTGGTGATGATAAAGACCATAGAGTAGCTGGTGGTAA